CTATCAAACGTGGTCCGCATTATTCCATTTTCTTTCGCGAACGCAATGTCCTGTACACGTTTGCACGGATTTGCATAAAGAATTCGCTCTGGCTCAACCCCCAAGTCCAAAACCTGTTGTATCTCGGCTGGACTTGCACAGTCAAAGTTCGACCCCAGGTCGGCAAGCTTTTGCACAATCTCCGGGGTCGGATTACACTTGACTGCGTAATATGGTTTGATATGGGGGAGAGTCTCGGTCCACTCGTCATACACGCGCTTAAGTACTGACAAATCGAGGGAGTAAAATGAGTCTTGAAAAGACTCTTTTACGAGGGATTCCGAGGGAGCTGGTGCGCTCCCGAGACCGACCATCAAGTGGTACTTGTTTTAAACATTTTATTTCTAAGTATAAATGGCAACTCGACGTAATTTGATTTTGAAACCTTCAACGCGTCGAAACGCTCTCCTGAAGGTGTCCAAGAGTCTCACTCGGCGCGAGTCTCTCCTGAGACAAATAGGAGTCATTCCCTGGATGATTACCAGGTACAAAAACACAAAGGGAAGACCATTTTACGTCACTCTCAAAGGAGCGTATATTGTGAGAGTTGACGGAAAGTCTCTATATGGACGCAAGTCCAAATCGTGTAATGTTCCTTCAAAAATTAGGTCACGCAAATGCAAGTAAAGCCTACAAACGTAATCTTTTCAAAAATGAACTCTTCACGTAACCTCGTCTTTCTCCTTGACCGTTCGGGGTCCATGGAAGAATGTCGCGACGACACGATAGGTGGATTTAATGCATTTGTAAAAGACCAGGTGGCTCTCGGAGGCAAGCTCACTCTGATCCAATTTGATCATGAAATTCAAAAGAGCTTTGAAAAGGTTGAACTGAGTTCCGTTGTCCCCTTGACAAGTAACACGTTCACACCTCGTGGGTCGACTGCTCTTTTGGATGCCATTGGAAAGACCATCAAGGAGACGAATGAAGTGTCAACTCTGATTATTCTCACGGATGGTCACGAGAATGCGAGTATCGAGTATACGAAAGCACACGTCAAGGACCTTATTGAGCAAAAGCAAAAGGATGGTTGGACCGTGATATACTTGGGTGCCAATCAAGATGCGTTTGCTGAAGGAGGTTCCCTTGGAATTGCGCCACACATGACAATGAACTACGATGTTCGAAGAACCCCAGAGGCTTTCCGCGCTCTGAGTCAGACTGTCAGTAGTCAGCACCAAAATTAAATTAGAAACTAATAGTAAAAAATGTTTGGTCAGAAGAAAACTGGTCTTGCTGCAACTCTTAGTTCCTTTGGTATAACTCCAAACTCTGTAAAGAAAACTGCCGCGAGTTTTGGAATTACACCCAATTATTTGAAAAAAACCGCGACTGGTTACGGACAACAACTCGCGACTTCAGCCAAGGCTGGACTGAATGCGCGGGTCGCAAAAACTGCAACTGGTCTTCAGACCAGGATTGTCGGTGCACCCCCTACCCCTACACCCCCATCTGTTCAAATTCCTACACCTATAAAACCTCCAGGCTCTTTATAATAATATTACTGAGCCGTTTCTGCTGCAACCTGGAGTCCTGATTGTGCCGATGCGGCTGCGGCTGCTTCCTGCTGAGCTCCTTGTACGATAGCCGCCTTTATGGATTCCAATCTCTCCGAGAGAGACGTTTGGAATGCAGCAAGTTCTGTTGAAATTTCCGCGACTTGTCCTCCGAGTGCTGCTTGAGCAGCTCTTAGATTTCCGAGTTGACTTTTATTTTTAAAATTTTGTGGACTTGGTGTCGTTTCTTCGAGTTTTTTAATCAACTGATCAACTTTGGCTAATGTAGGATCTATTTTCTCCAAACTTTCTTGGTGTGCAACTTCGGGTGAAGGTGCTTTGAAAGTCTTTAAGGTGAACCACCCGGCTACACCCAGACCAATTACGGCAATGACGAGCATAATTATAGAAAAAGTAAAGTTACTCTTGTCCCTCTTATCAGCTGGGACCTGAAGCGCCGTATTTATGTTAATACCTGTAAGTGCAATGCCAAAAATAGCTATTATCATAAATGATCCTGGAAGCAGAGCCTGTTGCCAGCCCATTTTATTAGTATATCTCAAGATAAGTTTTCAAACTATACCGCCAATCTTAAATGTAGCCCCCTTGTGAGCCACGAAAAACAAGATGAGACAGCAGCAAAACAAGACCAAAAATGCAATCCAAGTATTGAACAAATTTTGCTTTTTGGTATTATCCGCCTTGTCTCCCATGCTGTTTTGCTGGATCCACCCGATAAGAGTGCCTATAAAAACGGCAAGCATGCTGAAAGCACATACAGCAAACCCGTAAGACGCGAGACGGGCTGTCCCCTGTGCTGCATTCTTCGCCATCAGAACCTCCCCTGCACCTGGAACGGCATACTCCGCCGCCTTTATCGCGGCTTTCTTCGCAAGATTCTCGGCCATTCTACTACTTTGTGAATACTATTTTTTCGCCGAGGACACTCTGGGTCTGGCGCAGAGCCGCCTGGAAAGATGGCTTGGACCAGAGGAGCCATCGAGACCAGAAGCCCGCCGTGTACTTGCCGTTTCGCCCCCATGACTCGCGCCTTCTGTGCCGTGTCAGATACCTCTCCATACGCTGCTTATTTTTGTGTATCGTATAGTCCGAGTACCCCTGACGACCGAACCGAACCACTTTACCGTTCGAGAAAACCGCCATAAACTTGTGCGTCCCGTTCCGGGCTCTGTACAGCTTTACAGTCATCTTAGGCTAATTCTTACAGAGATATAAATTAGTAAAATGAGTATGATGATGTTAAAAACAAGATAGCCTGTAATATAAGGGAACATCGTGTCCCGTACTGCGTTATTTTCAAGGATCATATTTAGGACCTGTCTTGTAAGGGATTCATCCTCTCCGTCTTCACTTGACGCCATGGATCGCTACCTTCCTAAACCGAAACAAAATTTTAAACACGAGTTTACGAAACTCGGACCTGCCGTGTGTATTCTGGGAAAGACGGGCACTGGAAAAACATGGCTCGTCCATCATGAGCTTGTCCGCTACATAGAACTCACCTTTGATATTCTAAAGAGCAAACAAGACACGATTGAATTTTTAACTAAAATTAAAAGTTCAGACTTGCCCGTGGTTCTTGATGAGTATGAGTGCATGACGGACCTCATAGGGCTTCGAGAGATTAAAGCTCCTCCCACATCTGGTCTCTTCGTGGTCGTGTCCCAGATTCCCGTCAAGTTTGACTTTGACATTGCCGTGTACCACTTACCCATCAAGACTCCCGAAGAAATTCAAAAAATATTTCCAAAAGCTGAAAAGTCGGTTATTGACTCGTGTGGTGGTGACCTCCGGGTCGTTGTACAGAGTCTCGAGTTCAAGTCGGACTATAGAGACACGTTTACAGAGCCTCGGGACTTTCTCTTGTCCCTCGTGTCTAAAAAGTCCACAGTCGAGCCGTCCAAGTACATAGGACACCCTATAGCCGAGCCTGGAAACGTTTCTTCAATTTTACATGAAAATTACATCGATGGGAAGGGTGACATAGCAGCTATCGCTCAGATGTTCAGCGAGGCGGACCTGGTAGAGACGCGAGTCTATGCAGGTGACTGGGATCTCCTCCACTATTTCAATTTTTGGGGGTGTATTTTACCCTCTATAGAGCTGAAGCATAGTCTAGGTCAGAAGCTTCGCCCGGGTTCGACATGGACAAAATATCAAAATATGTGTATGCGTTCGAAAAAACTAGAATCTCTTTCAAAGCGTATACCGGGGAAGAGACTTTGTCTCGATGAACTCATCCTTTTAAGAGACTTTGCCGAAAATGAACAGGTTGATATGTTGAAAGACTATGGTCTCCAACCATCTGACATTGACGTTTTGAACCATCTGAGCCCGATGCGCAAGATAAAAGCAAAGACGGTGAGTTCACTTAAGAAATGGCTACAGCAGTAGAGTGCACTCGTCCTCACGAGGATGAATATATTCAAATTCAAGGTTCTGATGTGTACTTTTACTGTGAAGTCTGTGAAGCGACAGTCTTGGAACTGATTCTCAAGCTACGTAAGCTCGAAAAGGAACTTTTACACAAGTACCTCGATTTGGAAATTGATCAAAAGCCTGAGATTCGAATTTGGATTCGAAGTGAAGGTGGGGATATTCACTCGGGTCTAAGTGCTATGGATGCAATTTCCTCATTCAAACGAGTGAAGATTCGAACCATTGCGGATGGTTTGTGTGCCAGTGCGGCAACATTTATCCTTTTGGGTGGGGTGCGTCGGCACATGACCGAGAATTCGTACATATTGATTCATCAACTGAATATGGACGGATCCTGGGGAAAGTTTCAGGACTATAAGGATCAAATGGAAAATCTCGAACAGTTTATGGAGCGTTTTCACGAAATTTATACTCGGGAAACCCAAATTCCCGAACAAAAACTCAAAAAGATTCTAAAGCGTGACGTGTATATGGATGCTAAAAAGTGTCTAAAATATGGTGTTGTTGATTCTGTGTATTACTGACCCTTTGGTGTGTCATCATCCACTGGAGGTGGAACCTCTGCCGCCTGAGCCACAATGCTTACAGACTCCTTTTTCAGAGGAGAGTGAACCTGGGGAACGATGTTAATGGCGCCCTTGTTAAACTTCTCGGTGAACTTCTTGTACAGGAAATAACCAATCACGAGGATAGCAATAAGAGCCACAATGTTAAAAATGTTAAAGGGACTGTTTGACTTGATGTCGCCAATGACTGCACGTTTGGCGTGATCAACAACTGGAGCTGCAGACTGCATTAATATCATTGCGTGTTTTTTATAGACTGGAGAAACGCACTAAAAAACTTTCGTGTCCTGTCACCGCCTGTCTTCCGAGGTTCCGGTAGTCTCAAAAAAGCACATTATGGAGCTCGCTCAGGTATGGTCCGATTTCGATTTTCTCCGGACGTCGCAGAAGACGGGGCAGGATAATCACACTTCGAACATAAGCGAGTACCTGTGTCGGTTCTGTGGACACCCCAAAGTCTTTGACGGGGTTGAAATTGATTTACCTACATGCACAGAGTGTGGCGCTCAAGATGACTCGTACATATCTGATGAGCCCGAGTGGCGGTCTGGGGCGGATGAAGGTCCAGACCCGTCACGTGTGGGCGCTCCGATCAGCACAGACTTGTTTTCGGCTCAATGGGGTATGAATACTATGATGTCTGGTAAGTCGAAACTTCAGACTATAAATATGCACGCGTCCATGAATCACAAAGACCGAGCTTTGTTTCACGCCTATGCCGAGATGGACCGGATAGGCAAGGGCACTCTGGGACTTCCTGAGAATGTCATGCACTCGGCGAAGATCAAGTACAAGGCTTTCAACGAGGCAGTCTTGACACGTGGTGCCGTCCGTAATGGTATCAAGGCGAATTGTGTGTTTCAGGCGTGCCGAGAGGCGGGAGTAGCTCGGACGACCAAAGAGATTGCAGATGCTTTCGATATCCCGCCTAGGGACATATCCAGAACCTTTGATATGTACCAGGAACAAAACCCGGAGACGGCGGTTCACGTGACTCAGCCTGCAGATTTGATTCCTCGGTTTATGAACAACATCACAGGAATTCCAGAGTCGGAGAGGGGGAGGGTCCGGATGAAGATTATACACACATGCAAGTCGCTTCAGGAGTGTGTGGAGCTTATGGGCAGAACCCCAAAGGCTATTTGCTGCGCAGTCATCTACGTGGTCCTTACAGAACTCAAGCTGGAGCCAAACAAGAAGGAGATTTGCAGAATTTGTGAAGTTTCAGAGCCAACTTTAGGCAAGATTGAGGCTATAATTAAAAAGGAACTTTCTTGAAATGTAAATGTCAGGTGTTGTGTTATTTGTAAGCACCCCTTGTTACGGTGGTATTTGTCTCCAGGCGTATGCCGAGTCTATGCTTCGTCTCCAACGCACGTGCGCTGCAAATGGCATTCAGATGATGCTTGACACGACTGAGAATGAGTCTCTCGTGCACAGAGCTCGTAACCTCGCCGTTGCTCGTTTTTATCAAAAGACACCAGCGACCCATTTTCTCTTTATCGACGCAGATATTCACTTTGACCCCGAGTCTGTCATCCGTCTCATCAAGTCTGGACATGACGTGTCATGTGCGGCTTACCCGAAAAAGACAGTCATGTGGGATCAGGCTGAAAATTACGTCAAGTCTGGAGAGACTGGTCGGGACCTAGCACGGGTCGCCTCATCTCTCGTGCTCAACTTTAGGTACCAACAGACCCAGATTAAGAATGGGTTTGCCGAGGTGCTTGATGGTCCTACAGGATTTCTTTTGATTAAGCGAGACGTATTTACCAAGATGTTTGCCAGGTATCCCGAGCTCAATTGTGTGAATGACCATCAGAATAAGGATCTCGACGAGTACGTGGCTGTGTTTGACTGTATGATTGACCCTCAGACGCGCAGATACCTCTCAGAGGATTATGCCTTTTGCCGTAGATGGCAGCAGATGGGTGGACAGATTTTTGCCGATTGTGGAACCGTCCTTGGTCACGTGGGAAATATTCGGTTTCAAGGAAAACTTGAGGACCGTTTGACTTCACTTAAGGCTTAGAAACTTCTAAATTTAAAATGACCATTCTTCATATTTGTGCAGTGACTCGTAACAGGTCCATCAGTGCTACGACACTGCACACCATGATGAACCTCCATATGCTGTGTATGCAAAAAGGTCATCATCTCGAGATTCATTTCGTCGAGGATCGGTCGACCCTTCCCAAGTTGATAAAGACAGGTGACCGTCTCTTTTGGATGGATTACGGAACAAACCTAAACAATGAAATTCTATCAAAGGTTGTAGACCCTTTTGAAAAGGGAATTCAGGTGCTCGTCTTTCCTTGTGTCAAGGAGGGTATCAACTGGGAACATTTCACTAAGAAAACCAAGGAGGGTTCGAGCGAGCCGGCACACCAGCGCGGTCTCGCCTTTGACACTGAGGTGGGTAAGAAACTCGCAGACGGTCTCTACGAGTGTAACAAGACGAGCGCTCGTGTATGGGCTATGGACACAAAGCCGGTAGATAAGAAAATTCGCGGAGGCAAAGAGCCTATTAAGCTTCCTCTCGAAGGACCACCCGAACTTATGTTTGGAAAACTCAAGGATATTGGAATTAAAATTGGAGTAGCTTCCGAGGCTATCGTCGTATGTCACTTTGTTCACGAGTGTTTCGGAAATATTCTAGAGGCTGCAGGTGTTCGATTGGAGCCCTAGAGAAAAATTTCGTGTCATGTCAACGTCTTAAACATAACGCACTTATGAAATACAAGCGAAAATGGGTAACGAAACCCTTTTGCGTTTCATCCATGAGGCGTGGAAATCTGATGGTAGCAGATTTCCAGGACCTCAGCCCGTCTCTATAGAGAGACGCCATTTCAGTGTTCTTCGGTCTCAGCCCTATTTCGTGTGTGAAAAACCAGACGGGGTCAGGCATCTTTTAGCAAGCACAGACGAAGGGGTATTCTTAATAAATAGAGCATTTAACGTAGAGGCGGTCAAGATTAAGTTGCCCAAGGATACTTTACTCGACGGGGAGCTCGTAAGTACAAAAACCGGTAAAAAGCTTTTTGTTGTTCACGATGCTGTGAGGGTCAAAGGGCAGTGTTTAATGGAAGCGCCTCTCAACACAAGACTCGAAGAGGCGCAAAAAGTCGTCAAGGGTATCATTAAAACAGCCCAAGCACCTTTCGAGATTCGGGTCAAGAGGATGTATCTGTGGGGTCCTGTGCGCCATCTCCCGTCACTAGATAGCTTCGAGTATGAAATTGACGGGCTTATTTTTACACCCATCAACGAGCCTATTCGCATGGGAACTCACGAGACGATGTTCAAGTGGAAGCCCCGTGAGAAAATCACAATAGATTTTGAGCTTCGTAAAGGGTCTGAGCTCTGGGTCCAGGATAGGGGTGTTCCTTACAAGGAGGCTGATCTTCACCTTCACAATGCACGATCTGATTTACCGGATGGGACCATTGTGGAGTGTGGGTACGGGGATATAGGGTTTTTTGTGGAGAGGATCCGAACCGACAAGACGCATGCGAACAATCGTCGAACCTATTTTCGAACGATTGTTAATCTTCGCGAGAATATTCAAGAGTCTGAGCTTATTCCGCCAGTGATTTGATAGGACGATACCAGCACTGATAAAATTCACCTTTCATAATTGAAATATCAGGAACTTCATGAATCATACCGTCGTCTTTTATGTACCACTTGTCATATCTCCGTACAAGGAGCGCATAGTGTCCCCCCTGCTTGTGTCCCTGGTGCATGATGCACGCAAAGAGTTTGCGCCCCTCAAACTCGAATGGAATTTCGATAGGAAATTTATAGTCATACATGGAGAATGAAAAGTTGATGAATTTTGGCCAACGTGACACCTGACTGGACATTTCAGCTTGAGGATGTTCACCCCCTTCTTCATCCTTGTAATTTTGAATCAAAATTGATTTTTGTTTTTCCTCTATGAGATCTTGGAGACGACAAGGCTCCGTCACATCCAATATAAGTGTCGTGAACGGGGTGACTATTTTTGAACTCCCACCTTTCCATGATGTTTCTTGAGTCTCTTCACCATTGAAGAGATCCATGATGAATTCCTTGCCGAGTGATTCCTCAAAGACGTCTATGAGTACAAGAACAACCTCTTGGGCATCGTGTTGGTGACCAGCCTCGAACCGTGGAAATCGAACCCTAAAAGCCCCCAGGAGATCACTCGGACTCACGGGTCTCGTCTCTCCTTTTATAAAGAGTTGTTTCACCACCTTTTGATACTCTTTCGTGATATCACAAGAGCATCCACTTAGATTTGCATCAAAAAGGTACTTTGTAAGTGGCGGAACGTGCGCAAGGCACTGAACAGCCGTGTTGAAATAACATGTATTACCGAGGTTCCAGAGCCCTCTCATTTTTTTCAACTTGGTTTAAATAAGCGTCTATTCTCTAACACGAAAAAATTCGAAAAATATTTTGTAGTCATTTAGTAATGACCTGTGTCCATCTCGGACTTATACCAGATGGAAACAGGAGATGGTCAAAGAAAAATAAAGGAGTGACTTTCGATTACCCGGGAATGGTGGTGAACATTGTTAAAAACTTCCTAAGTGGCGAGAAAGAATTTGAGGTTCCTATAAAAGTGAATGAATTTAGCATGTATCTTTTGAGTAAAGATAACCTCCAGCGAGAGGATAACTCTGTCGAGGTTGTTGAAAATACAGTAGACAGCCTAGACAAGCTCATGTTCACCACACTCGGACCCATGCTCGAGGAGAATAACATTTCAATAAAGTTTAATATTTATGGCGAGACGCACCTTCTTTCGGAAAAGTTTCAGAAAAGACTCGAGTCGTTCAAGAAACGTCACTCGAATGAAAATGGAACCTTTGTTATCAATCTGGCTATAGCATACGACCCAGTCCTCGATAGCGAGAGATTATTAAAGGATGGTATCGAGAGTCGGAGACCTATTGATTTGGTCATACGTACAGGGTTTGAAAAGAGATCTTCAGGGTTTTTCCCGCTTCAGACGCTATATAGCGAATGGTTCTATTATGACATCTTTTTTCCGGATATTACCATCGATACCGTAAAGGATAGTTTATATGGGTTTGTGCAAAGAAAGAGAAATTTCGGAAAATGAAACTACTACTAGGTTAGAGACGAAAGACGTATAAATGTCAAATGCAAACAACAGACCCAATGTCTCAAAAGCTCTTTGACAAGTGGGAGAATATCATCTATGACCACAAGGACAAGGATAACATCGAAGTTGAGTTTCGATTTGGAAGAAAAGCTTCAAAAGGTTTTGATACCAATGTCGGACAGGATGTGTTTAAAAAGCTACTCGTTGCTCTGAATGCATACAAGGGCTGGGAGGAGACGAAGCACACGAGTGCTACAGTGTACTACTTTGGAGGGAACAAAAGACTGACGGTGGATGAAGAGTCTGAGGAACAGGTGGGACAGATTAAGACCCGAGTCAAGGTGGATGATTTTTCACTCGAGGGTCACCCACTGGACATTCGGCTCGGGATCTCGAAGGAGGTTCCTTTCGAGTATGACGGAGAGGAGACGAGCACCGAGCAAAAGACCAAGGAACGTTGGTCTTTTGTCCGTAAGAATCTCTCGATCGACTTGACGATGGTCAGGGGGGATCCGGAGGACAAGGACTGCGACGAGGACACAAGCTATCAGGTGGAAATGGAGATTGTAGATCCAAAAAGGATTAATTCAAAGGATGAACTGTTTAATATCCTGTACAAGGTGTTTGATTTACTCAAATGTGTGTAATTATTACATGCGCTCAACCTGAGCCGCTGCACCTACAAACTGTCTTTGCCGTTGAAGTCTCTTTGCTACATTCTGTTGCTTCTGAGTAAGTGCTGCCACTGGAGAGCGACGAATTGCTTTGATATTCTTCACAAAGGCTTTGAATGCCTTTTCAACATTTGCTTTAAGTGGGTTCCCACGGAGTCCGCCATGGAGCTTGTTGTACTCTTTCATAAAGTTTTGCAAGTCTCCATTTTTGAACCTTTTACCGAGTGCATTCATGAGTTTCTTACCGTACAAGAGCTCCATGTTGTTCCTCTTTCGAGAGGTGGCTGCCGCCTTTGTCGCCGCCTTGGATGCCTCCTTCTCCTCCTTTTTCGCCTTGACTCTCTCCTTGGCTTTGGCTTTGGCAGCCGTCTCGCGCGCCTCTTGTTTGCTTACAAGACCGTGCTTATTCTGAATAAACTTTATAATGTCCTGCTTGTTTGTTTTGCTATTCACTTGTGGAATTCCCAAGTTGTGAGCTATAGCCACGAGTTCAGGAATGGTTAAACGAGTCACTTGACGCCCGTTAATGCGCATAATGTTATTTTCACCAAACATAACATTGTGTTTTCTATTTCCTTCAGTCTTTACGTTGGTTCCAATCTTGAAGATGTTTCTGACTGTTTGAGGGATGTTTACACCCGCATCGGCGTATCTCTTTATAACTGTTTTACGACCTGCATTTATTCCGGCTGGAATTGCAGCCCAGTATGGCTGTTTTCCGGGACCGGGGCGTACGTAAAATCCAGGCTTTACCGCGTTCCAGCTTGGGGCGCGTCTGTTTGACGTGTTTGCATACACCTTTTTATTCTCAGAAGGCAACTCCAAGTTTAGACCAAACTCATTCTTGAATATTCTCCTCGTGTGATTGGGAATGTTCACCTTGGCATTGGCAAACGCCTTGGCGACTATCGTTGCATTCTTCTTCGTCAGAGTCAGTTTTTTGTTTCCGGTCCATCCTATATTCCGGTTAAACTTCATATTCTTCCACATGTATAGACGGGGCTTTCCATTCGTTCCGGGACGGATATAAAACCCATTGGGTGGTTTAACAGTGAAAGACTCTTTTCCAATTTTATATGAAAATTCACCAGTCCTGGGTAGTACCCGTGCAATGGGATATCTTTCCGCGTGTCTGTTTGCTCGTTCCTCTCCGGAATTTTGATTAGTGAAAGCATATTGTAATCCAAATAGAATCTTGACGAAAAAGTTTCGTACATCTTCGGGGCTTCCAATTCCGGGGTACGAAAATAGAACTATTCCGCTACTGAAAACTTGATATGTTATCCTTGCTGGCTTGTACTTTATAACAACCGCATCAACCTTTCTTTTGACGAGTTCCTTTTGGGGAACTGGAGACGTCTCCATACCTTCATTTTCACTTAAATTCATACCTCGCTCATTCGCATTTGTTCTCTCGAGCATCTTTGCGCGACCTTTGCCCTTTTTTTCCTTTACTCCAAACAAGACGGTATAGTCCCCATCAAGAGACGCACGTGACAATTGGGCAAATTTCTCCAAGTTTACTCTTCGTCCCAAAGAAAACTTACCATTTATAGATTGAAATTCGACTAATTTTTCACGTAAAGTGTCGGTCGCCCAGCCATTGTGAATGATGTGATCTTTCGCCAAGTCCCATGCATCCACCCCGAAAATATCAAAGTACGTCTTGTAAAAAACTACGGTACAGTCTTTAAATTTAACGCGTATTGAGCGGATACGACTTGTACTGTTTTTTGGTGTACTGTTGTTATTGACATTTTCCCATTCTTCGAGCAAGTTGGAGTAATTTGACGCAGCCATCCTTTTCGTTGGCGTGATGCGTATAACAGCCTTTGAACTCTTATGGGGAAAGGCTAAAAGTTCTTCAAAGTCTGAGCCAGATGTAAGTATTTTATAAAAGTCTACGGAATACTTCACCTTTGATACCATGGATGTGAGTTTAGTTCCAGATACTCGCGCATTTATGTTTCGTTCTGTGTTGAGTTTTTTGAATGTATATTGGATTCTATTCGGGGGTGATAAGAAACTTCCGTAATTATTCATAACTAAATTATGTCTATATTTTAATTTTCACTTGCGACCAGATCAACACCAAAGATGAACGGCTGGTTAGCATATGTACTTCCGTTGTAAATACGCGAGTCCATCTTGACTTCGATTTCTCTCGAGCTGAAGGGTCCGGCGTAACTATCCTGGTTAAACTTGGGCTTTTCACCTAGACCGTTCTGGCTTGTGTGCTGGTAGTAGTGCGTGATGAACACCTTCTGTGGGACAAAGAGGTCTGGACCGAACCGTACTTTCTCTGAAGACAGGAAGTGCTGGAGCGGGTTTGTGACTGTCGCCACCTGGCTCTGTATCGTCTTGAAGTACTTGGGTAGAACGTTCCATATATCCTTTCCATTGTATCTGTTTGCATAGTCTAGATAGGCACGTAGACACTTGCACAGAATGGCTGGAATCTCCACCTCGAGTTTCTTTTCGAGCAAAGGGTCCGCCTCGTTGTCTGCAATTTGGCGTCCAAAATTGATTGTAATCAGACGTCTCAAAATGGATCCGGAGTTGTCCTTCCAGTTGGGGACTTCGTTTCCACCGAGGATACCGGGCGTCTTCCACTGCATGGTCAGCGCCGTGTCAAACTTTCGCGCCACGCTCACATCCTCGCCAGACACCATGGACTGAAACTCCGCCTGCTCAAGCTGAAGATCCCCCTTGACCTCGGGGCTAATAAACATAAATCCATTGTAAATACTTGAAAGTCCGAATTTCTTTTCGATATTGTTTGAAAGGACAGAGACATCCTCCGTCTCGTAAAACTTGCGGCACACCTTGGTAATCAGAGTCGACTTGCCCGAGCGCGCAATACCCTTGAGGAAAGGGATAACCTGCCAGCCATCAATCTCATTGACATCGAAGCACAGACGACCCATGAAGACATATATCCATTTGGACACATCCTCGTCGAGACGCTGATAGTCGAGCACACGTTGCATGTTAGGTGTTGGAATGTCCCACCAGTCCTCAACATCATCATAGGGATCAAATGACGAGTCGAAATACTTGCACGAGACGATGGTCGGGTCAAGCTCCCGAAACTCGTGAGAATTGTAATCATAAAACTTGATACGGTACTTTTCACCGTCCCAGTCCTTACCGATCAAGAGACCATTTTGGAAAGACCACACGTGACGATCCTTCTTAATCTCTGGAAACTGAAAGTCCTTGCAGTTGGTCAAGTGTTTCACGACATCCGATACCAAGTTTCCACGGCTCGTCAGGTTTTTCCACATCTCGGGCTCATCCTCCTTCTGGGTCACATCGTACACAAAGTCCTTGATGTCTTTCACGATGCGCCAGGCTCGCGTGTTGCGAATCTGCACGCAGCACTGACCCTTGTATCGCTTGTAGCCCTCGTCATACGCCTTTGCCAACAGAAAGAGCAAAACCTTCTGATAGGGTGTAATATCACCGTCATCGGTTAAACTTACATCTACATTATCGATTGCAAGAGTCGGGTTATTGATTCTATTATGTCGTCTTTCCCAAATTCGATATTGCTCAAACATCTCCTTACGGTCTACAATAAGTCTCCGAACTCGAAATTCAAGTGTAAATTCATCTCCGTTAATATCTTTGCTGGGATTCTTACCAACGCCTAGGGAATCAATGCGAGTGAGTAATGTTCGACAACTGTTAATAAACCGATCCTTTCGAATTTTTATATGATCATGCTCGTAATTTCGAGGGTACTGGTCTTGGTCCCTCTCCTGACCCTCCGGAAAGAGAACAAACGCCCACATCTTTTCAGAAGCAAGCGTATTTCCCCGAATATCAAAACCAGCCTCCCTCTCCGCTTTTTGAATACATGTTTCAAGTTCATCTACAGTCCACGTGCTTATTTCATTCGTTTGATTTGCTATCCGAATCTCTTCTTCGTGTTCAGGTGTTACATCTTTCTGAATTGTGTGAACTCGTCGACTACTTGCCATTGATAAAATGACGCGAGACTTTTTTAAGCGGGTGCAAGGATGCCAGCAGGTTCCTCCTTGGTCTTGAGTTCCGTCAGAATTTTCACCAAAATCTTGTTCTGCATCTCAAGCTGAAGAGCAATCTTCTCGGTCGCCTCCTTGGTTCCAGACAAAATGGAGGCGATGGTCTCACCATCCTCCGTAGCGAGCAAACTCGCCAAAGCCTCTAGCATGTCTGGACCATCTTCGTATTCTTCCATATCGTCCTCATCTTCCTCCTCCTCTTCCTCGGGTGGTGGAGGTGGCGCTGGGGTCTTTGGGGGCAGGGCACGACGCTGAGACATTTGTAATAATAATGTAGAAAATACGTCTCAATTAAAATCGCAACTAATACTAAAATGCCTGGTGGAGCTTTGCTTCAACTTGTCGCCTACGGGGCTCAGGATGTGTACCTGACCGGCAAGCCCACGGTCACTTTTTTCCAGTCCGTATACAAGCGTCATACCAATTTTGCAATTGAAGCCATTCCTCAGACTCTTGCCGGACAACCAAACCCTGGAGGACTCGTCTCTGTGACTCTGGCTCGCACCGGTGACCTCATCGGTGACATGTGGGTCGTCCTTCAGCCAACTCCCACATCAGTCAGTCAGATGACTTCTAACAATGTGGCGGCTGACATGTGCTGGGTCGCCGAGCGTGCTTTCAGCTCTGTGGAAGTCTTTATCGGTGGGCAGTCCATCGATAAGCACTACCAGACCTGGTATCGTCTGTACGCCGAGGTGTTTTTGAATGAGACGAAAAAGTTCAATTACGGCAAGCTCACCTCCTTGCCCATTCCAAATAACGTGAATCAGACTTCGACTGGTTATGTGTATTTGCCACTGATCTTCTGGTTCAATCGCAACCCCGGTCTGTACCTGCCCCTGATTGCGCTGCAGTACCATGAAGTCCGTATCGATTTCACCCTGACGGCATACTATGCCAACTATTTCGGAACGAATCCTCCAGCCGTTTGGGCAAACTACATCTATCTGGAAAAGGAGGAGCGTGACAAGTTCGCCACCAAAAACCAGGAGTACCTCATTGAGCAGGTTCAGCACGTGAACGGTGACCCCGTAGGCTCTACAAACGAGAATACACCAAGTGTTATCCGTATCCAGTACAATCACCCCGTCAAGGAGCTCATCTGGTGCTACCAGAACGGTTCTCCAAACTCAAATCCAAATGCCATGTGGAATTTCTCTTCCAACGTGGCAAATGTCAATGTGACTATTGATACCAATAAGCTGGCTCAGTCTGGCGCTCTTTCCACTCCTCACAACACAGGCAGCCCAATGTTGTACATTCCAGCAGTTCTTTCGTCTCCACTTTTCTCGACTGCCGCCGGTTCAGTCGCACAGTTCGGAACTATTTATGCTCAGTCCAATGTGCTCACAGGCAACGTTCTTTGGGTCGAGTCTGGACTGCCCCAGTATGGCACTGCCAATGTCACCTACGGTCAGGAGGTGGGACCCCTCCACAAATTCAAGTTTATTTTCAACGGAACGGACCGTGCTCAAGAGCAATACGGCAAGTGGTACAATATGTACCAGCCTTACCAGTACCACACCGGTCACCCTTACCCAGGCATTTACGTGTACTCGTTTGCCCTCAAGCCCGAGGAGCTCCAGCCAAGCGGCGCTTGCAACTTTAGCCGTATTGATATGGCACAAGTTGCCGTCAGTTTCAAGACTGGAATTCCCACAAATCTGGTCCAACAGATGTTCGCGGTCAATTACAACATCCTGAGAATTGCATCGGGAATGGGCGGTCTTGCGTTCGCCAACTAAATCATCTAAATTTTTTTCTTGGAACATAGTACAAAATGGCTGGTGGTTTGATGCAACTCGTTGCTTATGGCGCTCAGGATGTGTACCTGACTGGGCAGCCCAAGGTTACCTTTTTCCAGGCTGTGTACAAGCGCCACACCAACTTTGCGATGGAGAACATCCAGCAGACGGTGAACGGCACCCCCTCTAACAGCGGTCGTGTGTCCGTGACCATCGCCCGCAACGGCGATCTGGTCGGCAACATGTACGTGCGCCTGCAGCCCACCCAGCTGAACAGCTCCAACTTGACTTCTACTAACATTAACATCGACATGAACTGGGTCGCTGAGCGTGCCATTGCCGACATTGAGTTGACCATCGGTGGTCAGCGCATTGACAAGCACTACCAGACCTGGTTCCGTCTGTACGCCGAGTGCTTCCTGGGCGAGTCCGACAAGATCAACTACGGCAAGATGACCTCCAGCTCTAGCCCCGTCGCCGATAACACCAACGTGAACAGCGTGTACCTGCCTCTGCTGTTCTTCTTCAACCGCAA